AGGAGATGCTATTGCAGTAATTGACACCGAATTATTTAATAGTTCAGTTGCTAACTCTACTTCAACAGCAAACACAATTGATTCTTCATATGCTGCTACTTATTGGCCTTGGGTTCAAACAGTAGATCCAATCACTAGTGAATTAACTTGGGTTCCTGCTTCTACTATGATTCCTGCAGTTTATGTAAATACAGATACTGTAGCTGCTCCTTGGTTTGCACCAGCTGGTTTAAACAGAGGTGGATTAGTAAATGCTGTAGGTGCTGAAAAGAAATTAACCAACTCAGACAGAGATACTTTATACCAAAACAATGTTAACCCAATCGCTACTTTCCCTGGAACTGGGGTTGTAGTATATGGTCAGAAAACATTACAAAAACAAGCTTCTGCTTTGGATCGTGTAAATGTTCGTAGATTGTTAATTGCTTTGAAATCAAGAATTAGTGATATTTCTAAAACATTAGTATTTGAACAAAACACTATTGCAACTCGTAACAGTTTCTTAGCTCAAGTTAATCCATATTTGGAATCAGTTCAACAACAACAAGGTTTGTATGCTTTTAAAGTAGTAATGGATGATACAAATAATACAGCAGATGTTGTAGATAGAAACCAGTTAATTGGTGCTATTTATTTACAACCAACCAAAACTGCTGAATACATTTATTTGGATTTCAACATTTTACCAACAGGAGCTACTTTCCCTGCATAATTTTTTAAGAACAGAATATTTATAATAAAATAAAATAAAATGGCAATTTTAGATCCAAACGAAATATTTTTCACCGCTTTTGAACCAAAACAAAAGAATAGATTTATCCTTTATGTTGATGGTATTCCTGCCTATTTGATTAAAGGTGTGAGCGGTATGGGTTTTTCACAAGAAGAAATCGTGTTAAACCATATTAATACTTACCGTAAAATTAAAGGTAAATTAAAATGGAACGATTTAACCTTAACTTTATTTGACCCAATTACCCCATCAGGAGCACAAGCAGTAATGGAGTGGGTACGTCTACACCACGAATCAGTAACTGGTCGTGATGGTTATTCTGATATGTACAAAAAGGATTTAACTATCAACGTATTAGGCCCTGTAGGTGATATCATTTCAGAATGGGTAGTAAAAGGTGCCTTTATCAAATCAGGAGATTTCGGTGAATTTAACTGGGATACAGAAGCTGAAGCACAAAACATTTCTATGGTATTAGGAATGGATTACTGTGTATTGAATTTCTAATTAATAAAAAAATTATTAAAGAGCTCGCAAGAAATTGCGAGCTTTTTTGTTTTTCATATATTTATATACGACAATAAAGTTATATTTAATTATTTATGGAAGAAAATAAATTCAAATTTCCTACCGAAATGGTAGATTTGCCCTCAAAGGGTTTGTTGTATCCTGAAGGTCATCCTTTATCTTCTGGTCAAGTTGAAATGAAGTACATGACCGCTAAAGAAGAAGATATTTTAACAAATCAAAACTACATTAAACAAGGTATTGTAATTGATAAATTATTACAATCACTTATTGTTACTAAATTTGATTTTGATGATCTATTAGTAGGAGATAAAAATGCAATTATGATTGCTGCTCGTGTATTAGGTTATGGTAAAGATTATCCATTTACTTATGAAAGCGAAGAAGTAACCGTAGACCTATCTGAATTACCAATAATCAGTCTTGATGAATCTCAAGTAACAAAAGGAGTTAATTCCTTTAAATACACCCTTCCAACCTCAGGCACAGAAATTACATATAAATTATTAACGGGTAAGGATGAAAAAGCGATTGATGCTGAAGTAAAAGGTGTTAAACGCATTAACAAAAATGCCTCACCGGATTTATCAACAAGGTTGAAACATCAAATTATAGCCGTTAATGGTGATGAAGATAAAAAATCAATTCGTGATTTTGTTGATAATTACTTTTTAGCCAAAGATTCAGCAGCATTTAGAACCTATATTAAACAAACAAATCCCGATGTCAAAATGACTTTTATACACAATGGAGCTAATGGTGAAGAGGAGGTCACTATTCCATTACAAATCCAGTTTTTTTGGCCTGACGCAAGAATATAGGTTTAATTTATTTAAACAAATCCACGAGATAGTATTTCACGGACGTGGTGGGTATAATTATGAAACTATTTATAATATGCCTATATGGTTACGAAATATTACTCACCGATTTATAGTTGAAACAATAAACCAGGAAAATGAGGCACAACAAAAAGCATATAGTAGTGCGTCAAAAGGAAAAGGTAAAAGTACTTCAACCACAAATATAGACTTAAATAATCCATCACAGGGCATCAAAAAATGATGCCCTTTAATATTTATAATAAATGGCTAACGAACCAAGTAAAAAGTCCTTAAGTGAACAACTTGATTTAGCAACACAACTTGCTGATCAAATGAAGTTTATCCTTAAAATGACTAAGGAAAAAGGTGAGTTAGATAATTTAAGTGTTGCTTTATCTAAAGAAGTAGTTAAAAATACTCAAGCAATTACTAAATCCTTTGAATCAGCTAAAGATGTTCAAAAAGAAATATCTAAAAACCAGGATATCCAAAATAAATTAGCTTTACAAAGAGAAACTTTAGAAAAACAAATTGGTAAAGAAGGTAAAAAAAGAACTGATTTCATCAGAAACCAAGAAGCAGGTATAGCTAAAGATACTAAAAAATTACAAGAACTAAGATCTAAAGGTTTGAATGAGGATGCTAATAAATTAGCCAAAAATATAATGGCTCGTAATAAATCATTAGCCACACAAATGCAAAATCTTTCATCTGAAGAAAGACAATACATGATTTTAGGACAACAATCTCAAATCATGGCCCAAAACTTAGAATATCTTGAAGAAGAATTAGATCTTCAATTAGCAATAGAGGCGGAACAAGAACGACGAAACCAAAATCTACTTAAATCCCAAAGTTTATTTACAGCAGGTCTGAAAGGAATGCAAGGTCTTTTAGGTGCTTTTGGATTAGGGGCATTATCACAAAAATTAGGATTAAATGATGCTGTTAAAAAAGCAGATGAAATGACCAAAACTTTAACTGATGGTGGTAATAAATCATTAGGTTTATTTGGTAAAATGAAAGTAGCTACTGCCTCTTTTGGTGCTGCTTTAAAAGCAGCCTTAGGTCCTTTAGCAATAGCTGGAATGCTTATGTCTTTATTTAGTAAAGCCAAAGAAGCAGCCAAAGAATCAGCCGAATTTGTTAAAAAAATAGATCAACAAACTGTAAATTTTTCAAGATCATTAGGTATATCTCAACGTAAAGCCGCAGCTATAACTAGTGAAGCTAGATCTATGGGAGCAGCTATGGGTATTACCACAGAAATGGCTACCCAATCAGCAGAATCTATTTATAGTGCTTTAGGTGGTGCTGAAAAAGTAAGTTCTAAAACATTAAATACTTTTATGAAGTTAAATGTATTTGCTGGAATGTCTTCAGAAAACTTAGCTTCAATTTACAAATTTTCAAAATTAACAGGCCAACCAGCTGAAAAAACAGCATCCGCTATGGCCTCTACCGCTCGTGAATCCATAAAAGCTAACAAAGTTAATATTAGTATGAAACAAGTTATGGATGGTGTTAGTAAAACATCAGCTATAATGAAATTAAACTTTGGAGGTTCGGCAGAAGGATTAACTAAAGCATTTATTCAATCTAAAAAGTTAGGTTTAGAATTATCTAAAGTAGAAGATATTGCTAATGGTTTATTAAATATTGAAGATTCAATTGCTGCCGAAATGGAGGCCGAATTGCTTACAGGTAAAGAATTAAACCTAGAAAAGGCAAGAGAGGCAGCCTTAAATAATGATACTGCTGGTTTAATGTCTGAAATTGCAAGCCAATTTGGCTCAATTGAGGACTTCCAGAAAATGAACCGTGTTCAACAAGAGGCATTTGCTAAATCTATTGGTATGTCTCGTGATGGATTAGCAGATATGTTGGTTTCATCTAAAGAAAATGAAGCCAAAAATACAGATTTAGTAGATACTCAACAACAAAGTTTAGCAGCAATGCAATCACAAGCTTCTATAGCTGAAAGACAAGCTGCTTTAGAGGAAGCAAGATTAGCTTCT